TTGGTCGCCACCTCGGGCAGACTAAGGATGGCGTGGCATGGGATAGCGTGGCGATTGATGCCGATGAGATGAATGAAATGATGGCAGATCTTTGACCCATTCTCTACACTAACACCATGACAGACAAACAACTCAAACGCCTTGCACTTGCACACGGTTGGATTAAAGAACGCAATGGGAGTAAGCATGAGAAATGGGTGCATAAGTGTGGCAATGTGATGACTATTCCATACAGACCGAATGAATACACAGCACGACTGATTGCCAAGCGATTAATTACACTTAGCGCCTGACAGTAAGGTATACCCAGGGGGCAGTGATTTGCCCCCCTTAATTGTTACTTAAGGGCGCCAAGCGGTTTCCAAAAACGCATGACTCCCCTAACCTACAAAAGTATCCAGACGATCGATAAATATTTTTGAAAATGGTTTTTTGAAAACCTCGATAGGAAAAAAATTTCCCGCCAAAAAAATGGACAAAAAAGTTGACTTAGAATTTTTCAAAAACGCCCTAGACAATTTCGACGCATTCTGTGATGGATTTGAACGAGCAGCAGCAGAGAGTTTCCTCTCAAGAGACGCCCCCACAACCCTTGACCAATACACCTCCAAGTATAGAAGATCTACTCCTGAAGTTGTCAGAGAGGTTGCTGAACCTGGAGCAGAGGATCTCGGCACTGGAACGCCCGACCCTAATGTACAAGCGCCCTGGATCGAGCAAGCATGAGAAGATCACTGATACTTTAGATTATCTTCACAATAATGTCGAAGGACTTAAAGTAGATCTACTGAAGGTTGCGAGAACAGTATGACATGCACACCTCCTACGATAACGCCATCTGCCCAGGTTTTAGTAACAGGTCCAACAACCTTTGAATTACGCCCATCACCTGGGAATTTGTTGTACACAACTCCTCCCCAACCCAGGGAGGGCACTCAACCGTTATTGTATGAGACGATTGGATCAGTTACTCCGTTAAGTATTGAGTGTGTTGCAGCAGGGATTGCCCCACCAATCCCACCAGGAGTTCCCCATGTTATCTTGTCGATGACATTAACTCCTGGGTTAGCAATTGGAAGTGGTCCTGGATGCACTATCATAACAAGCAATGGTGCAACAGATATACCTGAGATGCAACTTCCAGTATTTTCAGAACCGAATATAGTGTATGGAAGTGCATCGTTTGGTTCTGGGACACCTGTAGCAACATTACCGAATGCCTTACAGGGTTTTTACTCCGAGAAGTATTTTCATGACCAGGAGTATATCTTTGCGACATACTATGCGACCCAAACTCCGAACCGCGCCGACAAATTCACCTTAGTTGATCTTATCAATGGCAATAAGACACTAACGAGAGAAGCATTCAATGCCCTTCCAGAACAAGGCAGAATCACCGCTGATCTGTTCCCTGGTACTGGGACAGCGGTGAACTTCTTAGGACTTGCTGTAGACGATTCTACAGATGTCTTAACGAGTGGTACAGAGTACCTTGATAGTCTTACGAATGAAGTATCGGCATGGATCAAGTTTAAACCCAGTGAAATCTCTGTAATGAGGTATTACTATACTTTGACAGTAGTAACAAATTGTCCACCATATACTCATGTGTTTACTGGACACATGGATGTGAATAACAACTGGGACCCTGCACAGACTCGTTTGAACTACTATCTAAATAAGGGTATAGGACTTATACCCGATCCCGAGTAATGGCAATATACAGAGGAATGGCGCGTTTTGGGGACATTACAACTGGACATGGATGTTATCCACCAGTAGTAGGAGTAGTACCTGCTCCGCCTGCAGTACAACCAAGTGTATTTGTAAATGGACTTCCCGCGCACAAATTTGGTGATGAGATGCTACCACATACTTGTGATGGAGTACCACACTCCGATAAAGCGGTAGTTCCATATCCTATCGATAGTATGACCGTGTTTATAAACGGAAAACTAGCGTGTAGAATTGGAGACCTTCTATTACCAGACGGAAAGTTTGCAGAAGGTTCACATAATGTGTTCATTGGGTCAAATACTGTGGTATAATATAGAAGTCAATTGATTAAACACTATGGCACGAGCAAAAGTTGGTCTGAGCGGCAAGAAGATTATTGAGTCGAAACCCAAAACCACGCGACAAGGAAGCAGCAAGAACACGAAATATTCTGCTACCAGTCGTAATGCTGCTAAGAAGCGTTATCGCGGACAAGGAAAGTAATGAAGGATTTACTGTTCATCTCACAGGATAAAGAGATGGCACTCATTCAGGAGATGTCATACAAGATCAAGATGTCTAATTGGGATATTCATCCCAGTAAGACTTGTTTCTTGTGCGTGTCTCCTGATTACTCTGGTATTGTAACTCAGCATCTCTCGCATTCATTATCAATGGATCGGGAGATTTTTCATATTGAGGCAGTTAATGTGCCATTTCCAGACGAAAACCTTACTAAGTATCAAGTTGACTTTGAGTTAAATTTTGCTGATTGGGTTCTGGATTGGGAAAACTTTGTTTTGTGTGAAGCGGGTGTAATCCGAGGTGGCAACTATACTTGGATTACTCAGACTATGGAGAAGTTTATAGATAAGAATTACTATACATTATCTCTCTGTGAGAACATTCATAGCAAGTTTAAGAGTGATGTAGTGTCGCTGTATTATGATGATGAAGTCGAAGATCTTCACTTTTGGTGGGAGAGACCAAATAATCACTGGACTTAATTGTAATGAAGAAAACTAAACCAAAAATTGCCGTCATTGACGACTGCATTTCAGTGGGGTATCAAAATTTTGTTGAATCCACATTAGACAGTTCCGAATTCCCTTGGTACTACACTTCACAGATTTCTGTACCTGGATCAGTAGACCCGAATAGTGGGTTTTCTCATACTGCATTTAGGAACTACGAGAATGACAAAGGTCGTAGTCAATATTTCGAAATTTTGCTTCCAATCTTGTTTGAAGCAGTTGATCGATATAAAAAGGGACATGAAGTACAGCAAGTGTATAGAATTCGTCCTGCAATGTTTGTGAGAAATCAAAATTCTGGAAATCATGTTGCACACATTGATCAACAGTACGAACATCATGTAATGTTGTATTATGTCAAGGACAGTGATGGACCAACTTTATTTTTTGACGAAGATAAAGTAATAAAACAGATTCATCCAAAGAAAGGTAGATGCATTATCTTCCCTGGAGACATTTACCATGCTTCATCGTGCCCTAGGGAACATGCAAACAGAATTGTAATTAACTACAATTTTTTGTTATAACTATTAGTAGGGATAGCAACCCCGTAAAAAGTTCTAGAACTTTTTTCAGGAGTATTTCAATGGGACTATTTCCAGTAGACAAAAGTGAAGAATTTATCGAAGAAGGTATGACACTGATTACTGAAACGGACAGTGATCGCCTCCTAGATGCCGCTGCAAAGCGTCGTAGATCAAAGATGAAGGAAGAACTATATCCACTTCCTGAAGACCGCCTTGAGCGTCCTTGTGGAGGAGCAGGCGGTTTTGATGACTTCGTAGAGCGTTGGCACGAGTGAATAAATAGAATTAGCTTAGTCTAATTCTGTGTCATGCCTACTGTTCAGACATTCAAAGATTTGAGTGTCACTTTCAAAAAACACCCTGTCAGCGATGATCTTATCGTTGTTAAGGATAAGGCAGCTATTGCACAGTCAATTAAGAACCTTTTGTTAACTCAAAAGGGTGAAAGACCATTTCAACCTAGACTGGGGTGTGATATTGCTAGAATGTTGTTTGAACCATTGGATTATGGTTCAGCAGCAATCTTGAGAAATGAAATTGCCGATACCTTGAAAACCTACGAACCAAGGATTTCGATCGATTCCATATTGTGTACTCCAGACTCTTCAGAAAATGGTTACGAAGTAGAACTGTCTTATACTATTGTCGGTAGAGAAGACACTCCAGTAACTGTTGACTTTTTCCTAGAGAGAACACGATAAATGCCATACGCACAGGTAGCTAATCTAGATTTTGATCAGATTAAGTATAATCTTAAAGAATATCTGAGATCCAATTCAGATTTCACTGATTATGACTTTGAGGGTTCTGCTTTTGCAACCTTACTAGATGTATTAGCATACAACACATATTATACTGCATTTAACACCAATATGGTGGCAAATGAACTCTTTTTGAGTTCTGCTACCTTGAGGGATAATGTTGTCTCTATTGCCAAACAACTTGGTTATAGACCAAAGTCCATTACAGCACCAACGGCATATCTAACTTTTAATGCATCATATGCCAATCCTGGAAATGACACCGAACTGATTTTAAAGGCAGGAACAGGATTCATCACATCTTATGACAACACATTGTATCAGTATGTGGCAGTTAAAGATGTAAAAGCACAAGTTTTAAACAATGTAGCGACTTTCTCTAATGTTCCTATCAAAGAAGGATCATATGTCAAGAACACATATATTATCAACACTTCACTTAAGAATCAGCGTTTCGTAATTGACAATTCTGGTGTTGATACAAATACTATTACAGTAAAAGTATTTGAGAATTCGAATTCTACCGTATATAAAGAATTTCTTTTAATCGACAATATTCTCAATGCAAATCCTCAATCAGAAATTTTCCACCTAGAGGAGATTGAGGATGAGAGATATGAATTGGTATTTGGAGATGGTGTAATTGGTAGGGCGCTTCAGAATGGTGAGAAGGTTGAGGTAGGATATCTAATAACCAGTGGTCCAATATCAAATGGTGTTAAGTCCTTCACATTTAATGGAAGACTAGAAAACCCAGATGGTCAAGCACCTAGCACACCAGTAGTTACTATAGACACTTCAAAAACCATAGCAGCTGCTGGTGGGGAAGACATTGAGACTATTAAGAAGATTAAATACACTGCTCCAAAAGCGTATGCATCACAAAACAGAGCAGTAACTGCTGATGACTACGATGCACTTATTCGTAATATCTACCCCGCAGTAAGTGACATTATTATTTTTGGTGGTGAAGATCAAGTACCACCTCAATATGGTCGTGTCTTTATTGCTATTAAACCAGAAGATGCGGCATACTTAACAAGCATCACAAAACAAGAAATTAAGCAAGAACTTAAAAAATATAGCGTTGCTTCGGTTATTCCTGAGCTGGTAGATCCATCTATTCTCTATGTTGAGTTGACCAGTAAGATTTTTTACAACAAGAGCAAGACCAGCGATAAACCTGCACAAATTCAATCAAAAGTAATCGGTGCTGTGCAGTCTTACATTGAATCGTCTGACACAGAGAAGTTTAATGGTAAATTTAGATACAGTAAAGCGATTGCCGTTATTGATAATACAGATTTATCAATCAACTCGAACTTAACTTCTGTTACAATGAGGAAGGACTTTATCCCTATTCTCAATAGCACAACATTCTACGAGATTTGTTATCAAAATGCATTTCTAGATGACGACGATCCTGTAGTCTCTTCGACAGGTTTTGTTGTTACTGAATATCCCAATTATACAGTCTATTTGGAAGATAGGTTAGGCAAAATCGTCCTATATAGGATAGACTCTGCTACTGGTAAAAAAGTAGTCCTGAACGACTTTGTGGGCACAGTAGATTATGAAAATGGCGAAATCATGATGAATAATCTAACGATTATCAAAGGGTCTTTTGTTGATAACAGAATTCAACTAAGAGTTCTGCCTAGACAGAATGATATTATTGCTTCAAGAGAAGTATATCTTGATGTTGATATTGCAAACAGTAGTTTTATTGCTTACGCAGAGTAATATAGATGGCGGTAACAAAGAGATCAATTTCAACTCTGATTGAGACTCAACTCCCAGAGTTCATTAATACCGAGTATGAATTATTTGGTAACTTTCTTACCAAGTATTACGAGAGCCTTGAGATCCAAGGTGGTCCGCTTGATATTGCCAATAATTTAGATGTTTACACAAACATCGATTACTATGAAAGCAATCTACTAAAGCAGAGTACAACTCTGAATGGTAATCATTCTGCGTCTGAAACTACCATTAATGTAGATGATGCTACCTCATTCCCCGAGGAGAATGGATACATTAAGATTGGGAATGAGATTTGCTTTTATAAGTCAAGAACAGACAATAGTTTTGTAAATGTTTCTAGGGGAGTAAGTGGAAATACAAAACTTGGCGATTTGTATTCCGCTACAGAATTTGTAACTACTCAAGCAGCAACCCACTCTGGTGGAGAGTTAGTACAAAATATTAGTAATCTATTCTTGTATGCTTTTGTCAAGAATTTTGAAAATCAATACCTAGCATCATTTCCAGAAAAATATCTGAAGAATGCAGTTGATAAGAGAACTCTTATCAAGAACATTGGTCAATTCTACAGATCAAAAGGAACCGAAAATTCAATTCAATTTCTCTTTAATACTGTTGTAGAAGGCGGCATAGAGAATAGACCTTCTGTATATAATCCTTCAGATTTTACCTATAAGTCTTCCACATCTGATTGGACGCAAGGTTATGCGTTGCGTGTAAAAGTTTTATCTGGAGATATCAATTCTTTAGTTGGTAAGTCAATTACTCAAGAATCAACAGACAGGTACGGTTTCGCATCTGCTATTGTAGATAATGTGAGATTTGATTCTAAAGTAGATGATGAAGATACTTACAATTTGTTTCTTGCTACAGAAACATTAAACGGTAAGTTTGAAATTACTACAAAAACTCAATTATCTAGTTCACTTTCTTCTACAGTTGCAACTGGGGATAGGGTAAATGTTGTATCGACATTGGGATGGAAGAACTCAGGATCTTTCATGATCGGTGCTGAGACATTTACCTTTGAAGATAAGAATGTAACTCAGTTTACGATCAAGACTAGAGACCAGTCTGCTAGTTATCCAATCGGAACACCAGTTTATGATCCCATCATTATTGGCAATGATGATGTTAAGATGTTGGTTTTTGGGTTAATCTATAACCTACAACCAGTTAATCCCCAACCAAACGCCTCTGTTGATGACAGAATTGAAGTATCAAAACCTGGATTTGAAACTCAGGATCCAAAAATTGTCACTTCTCAGGGAATAAGGTGGTTAACATCGCAAACAAATGCAAGACCAACATCTCCAACAAATCCCACATATACTAACAACCTCTCTAATCTTTCTACTGATGTATCTGCTATATTTGCGGATGACCAATTCTATTATATTGCTTCTTCTGGATACCCACGCTATCCTATTCTGGAAAATGTAACTTCTATTCCTGGCAATCTTGCTGATCAGAAGATCTTAAAACTTATTAGAAAAGAATCAATCAACACCACAGAGGTTTATAAAACTCCAACAAATGATTTTGGAATTCTTGTAAATGGTGTTAGATTGTATGGTTACAAAGATACAGATGTTGTAAAATTTGGAAGACTTGAAACCATCAAGGTGCTTACACAAGGCACCAACTATAAAAATGCTCCATATGTTCTGATCAATGGCGTTGCGGGAAGAGCAATTTCAAAATTGTCTGGTCAGTTCGTAGAATCTGTTGAGATTTTAGAACCAGGACTATATGGCAGCGTTCCTACAGTAGAACTAGTATCTGGTAGAGGTGCTTCTGTCAGAGCAACTGTAACTAATGGTCAGATAACAGATTTAATCATTGATAATCCTGGTGAATACTATTCGACTCCACCACTAGTCGTAATTAGAGACTCTGCAGGAAAAGGTAGATTGGCAGAGTATACCTCCGTTATTTCAAATGGAGAATTGACTGGTTTCGAGTTAATCAATGGTGGATCTTTCTATACACAAGAAAATGTTGTAGTTGATATCGTCTCCATTGGTTCTGGTGCTATCGCAGAAGCAGAAATTACAACTTGGGTTAAAGATCGTTATAAGAACTTAGGTTCTAAACTAGATGACAATAACGGGTTTGTATTCTTAAATTACAATAATGCATTGGAATATGGATATGCTCATGTTGCTAACCCCAAAGCACTTAGAATTGAATTAAATGATAATTTAGATAATCTAGACCAAGAACCATCCGTAAAGACTCATTCACCAATTCTTGGATTTGCTTATGATGGTAACCCAATTTATGGTCCATTTGGTCACGAAGATCCACTCAATCCACAAAGTTCCATTGTTAGGATGAGGAGCAGCTATGGTCTTAAGAATAGCAGACAATATGGTCCAACCAATGAGCAATATGAAATTGGTACATTTATTCAGGATTATGAGTATAGACACAAATCAGGATCTCTTGATGAAAACAATGGAAGATTCTGTGTAACTACAGATTTTCCAAATGGAACATATGCATACTTCTTGACAATCAAGTCAGATCAAACACCAGTATTTCCATATATTGTTGGAGAAAATTTCTACTCGCTTCCTGTAGATTCAAATTATAATACGAATTTAAATCAGTCAAACATTTCTAGAAATGTAAAAAGATTGTTTACTCCTGGACTGCCATCAAATGGTGGTGGACTAAGTGCATTTGTTCAGGATTTGGAGTCTGGAAGTATTGATTCGGTTGATGTTGTTTCTTCTGTAGATACATTTTCTGTTGGATCCCAATTAGTATTTGATAACTCTGGCACAGAAGGTGGAGAGGTAGAAGCGGTTGTGAGCTCTGTAAAGGGAAAGACTGTATCATCTCTTGAGAGTTTTGAGACTAAAGCGGTCAAATTAACTATCACAATTCCATCGTATGTTTTTGAAAGCGATACACTAAGGCAACCAAGTTCTGGTGCATATGGCACAATTGTAGGAACAATAAGAAACGACAATACTATTCTTATTAGAGATGTTCATGGTGAGTTCAATAACACCGCTACCTTTGCTACAGATATTAAGGTATTGAGACTTTCCCTTGATAAAGTTTCAACTTATTCACAGGGATCTGTTCTTTCTTTGACCGATGGTGTTGTTACCACAGCGGCAACTGGAGAGGTTTTGGAAAGTGTAACTGCTGGAAATACCGTACTTGTTAAGGTTCTGAGTGGTGCATTCCAAGATAATGAGACATTAAATTACTTCTTAAAGAGTGACAATCTATCAGATACATCTGGTTCTAAAATTGAAAACATCGATTATCTCAGTGATGGTTTAGTTCCTTTCGATATTGATGCAAATATTGCTTTAGTCTACACCAATGAAGAACACAAAATGGGTGTGGATGATGTAATTAATGTATCAGTAAATCCAAATGACTCTACAAAGACTAGAAAGTATTTTGTAAGGAAGAGAATTTACCAAGAAGTAAAACTGCAAACTCCTGTTTATAATACGACTGTTGACTATGATGGAATTGGAAGACTTCTGATTGTAAATGCGGGTCTTTTGTATCCTGTTGGAACATATACAAATGTCCCAATTTCTGGTGGATCTGGATCTGATGCCACAGTCAGCGTTGTTGTCAGTCCAATAAATGCTAACGATGTAACTGGATATGTTTCAAGTGTTCAGATTCAAGATGGCGGATCTGGATATAAGAGAGGAGATGTTCTTTCTATCGAAGATTCTGATTTAAACAGATCTGCTGGTTCATCTACGCAGAGAGTAAAATTCTATGTTGATCATGTTGGTGTATCAGAGGAAGCAACTACGATCAAAGTAGCCAGTGCTGCTGATTACTCAAATAATGATTTACTATTGATTGATTCTGAGGTAGTCAAAATTGTTTCTATTGTCAATAATCAAGTTGGCAACGATACCCTGACTGTAATAAGAGGACAAGAAGGAACTACTGCCACAGATCATTATAATAATGCACCAGTATCTTGGTATAATGCTGGGTATAATTTTACAAATACATTTACCCTGAATGGCAGCGAGACTATAACTTATGATAAAAATAACCAATCACTACTAGTAATATACCCATCTAGTCAGTCTCTAAACACACTGCAACCAATCACAACTCAAACATCATTCTTCGATGAAAGTACGCCCAGAAAATTTGTAAAAGTAATTGCAGCTACAGATCCAGAAAATAGATTCGAATTCAAGTTAGATCCAACAATGAGCATTTTCAACACAAATGCTCCAAATACTTTTGTGTCTGAATGGACGGTAAACCCAATCATTGAAGTTCAAGAAGCATATCGCTACTTGTTTGATACTTCGGATTCTTCATTAATAGGATCTCATTTAGACTTTAGTCCAAGTGGAAATTATAACATTCTCTCTACAGAGAAATCTGAACCTGATATTGCACAAGGAAATCCTGGTTCATTTGTTGATATGAAATTTGGATTTGGTTCCAGAATTGCAACTAATACTTATACTAATCCACAAAGTTCAAATTTTTCCAATTATTTCTATTTTGACAAGAATGGTCAAATCAGTAGCAACAATTCATATCTAAGAGTTGTTAGAGATCCTCTTGCTGGAAGACATGTTGTTAATTTTGTTACCAGCAATGCATTCTCATATTCATTAGGATCAATTCCACAATGGGATGGATCTGGATCTATTTCATATAGCACACAAGCACAGTTCGCTGTTGGAGAAATTAATACAGTATCTGTACAAAATATCGGTAGAAACTACAAAAAAGTTCCTATTGTTACTGGAGTTTATCCAAGTTCTACCAATCTCGCAGAAGCAACTGTAAAATACGATTCTAATTTAAATGTTATCTCTTCAGTAGAAGTTACCAACTCTGGAAGCAATTATGTCAATCCAAAAGTTGTAGTATTGGACGGTGATGGTATTGGCGCTCAATTTGCTATTACAGAAAGAGATGGAAAGATTTTAGACATTATTATTACAAACAAAGGCAAAAATTATACAAAAGCACCAACTATCTCAATCGTAGAGTCTGATGTAAAATTATTTGCATATGGAAGTAGAGTTGGATTACCAAAGAATGTCAGAATCGTTAAGAACGGCAGTTCCTTCCACCAAGACAAGACAATTTTACCAGAGTACACTGGAAGTTATGTGCTTGTCGTAAGTGGATATACAAAGAATTTTTTGAAGGGAGAGCGTCTCACACAAACCATTAATGGTACAGAAGTATTTTCTGCTTTAGTTGGAGAGTGGAGAAATGGTTCTAACTTACTGAAAATCTACAATATTGATGGAGATCTCAGAGAAGATTATCCAATCACAAGCAAAATATCACAACAGACTGTCAATATTGAGAAAACCTATGTAACAGTATTTGATTTAGACTTACAACCATATTCTGATAACACGGGTAGATTTATTTCTGATAGAGGCAGAATCGGAAATGCAAACCAAAGAATTACAGATTCTTTCTTCTATCAGGATTATTCTTATGTTGTCAAGTCTAGGACTTCTATTGAGTCCTGGAGAGATCTTGTAAAAGATACAACCCACCCCGCTGGATTTAAATTATTTGGTGAAGTTATCATTGATCCTAAAGTTGAGGCACCCAATGGCGTTGAAATGCCAACAGAGATGCCAAAGTCAGATCACTATTCGATCATTGAATTGTGGGATCCAGATAAAAACAAGATCACTGTAGAAAGTACAAAGAGAACTTTAACTCAAACAATTATTTCAACAGAAGATTATAGATCAATTAGATCGACAGGTTCAGTTGATGTAAATGAATTTGACTTACAGACTCTAAGGGCAAGAGAACTATCTCTAAAACAATTAGAAACTGATCCAAGTCCATTTGATGGCACATTCAATTCCTCTGGACAATTGGTTGGAACAAAAACATTTACACTTTATAATGGAGGTTCTCCATATACGCCATATAGTGCAGAGAATTTAATTGTAACTCTAGATGGCGTATTACAAGAACCAAATGTAGCATATACCCTTTCTGGAAATCAAATTACTTTTGCAACTCCACCACTAGGTTTTGCCGTTGTAGAAGGTCAAGAGATTCCTGCACAAAAGGTTTTAATTAGAAACATCGAATTTTTAGATAATGTATATAATGATAAGCATTTCAGAAAGATTAGAAATTTCTACCAAAGAGATGGTAGATGGATCGATGCTGCTAATCAAATTGATCTCAATACAAACTTTATTGTTGCCGAGACTATTGGATGGTTTGAAAATAAGTATTCCACACAATTAAGTGATGGAACTATTCCATGGACTGCTATTGAACAAAAGTTCACTGCAGATTTAAGAAACTTCTGTGATGCTATTCAACATGACATTAGATTTGGTGGTAATGTAAAGTCGAAAGAATATGCAGATTCATTTAGAACAAAGTATAGCAGACAAAATATTGAGTTTAATGATGCTGCTCAATATGTAGTCAGACTTGCAAAAATGGCAACCAGAAATTGGGATTGGGTTGCTGTGAATGTTTCATATACTGCTGGCAGTGATCTAATTACAGTGGATAGTACGGATAATATCGCTATCGGTGCTTATGTAAGTTCTGGTAGTGCTTTCCCATCTGATGCTAATATTAGAGTAATAGAAATTGTTTCTGACACTCAGGTGCGAGTTTCTGCTAACGCTTTAGTTTCTAGTAGTGTAGCACCCGCTGGATCTGCTTCTCCTGGGGTAACTTACTTAAATGGAGTTGCAGCTGCTGGATCTAATTCATTGCCAACAGCAACTGGTGCTGTAACTCCACCAAACACATACAGTCTGCCACCAGGAAGTTCTTTGTCAATCCCACCTATATTCAGTGGATTGAATCAAGCAACCTTCTCGTTTAGTGGTGTCAATAATGGAACATTCTATGATGCTTCCAATTTGATTCAGAAAAATAAAGATTACATTATTGATTATGCAATCAATTATGCAAAGGATAAGTATCCTGGGTTAACTTGGTCTACTAAAGAATCTAAGTGCAGACGCGATACTGGATACTTTATCGACGCAGCAATCTTCCATCTTCGTTTTGGTGGAAATAATAAGTTTGTTGAATATGCCGAGTTATACTTCAAAGGAAGCACACTCAATTATATTGTCGATGAATTTGAAGAAACTAAAGATGTTTTCAAATTAGTATTGACTGATTTATGTGTAAAGGCAATGAGGCAATCTTTGCCTGGAACTACCCCATATACAAATATTGGTCCTGTCACAGATACTGAGGTAATTATTGATTTAGTCTCTCCCGCATGTGCTGGAGTAGAATCTTCATTAAACACATACTGGGAGATTGTAGAAGAGATTTTAAATGTGGGTCCAAAGGTTATTGATCCATCTCCAGTAAATCCTTCTAGATCTGGATATTATTTGTCAAACTTCACTGTATATACAAACTACAATATTATTCCAGATCCAGAACTACTTTCTAGAGAATGTGAAGATGTAGTTTCTGCTTTGTCCGTATATGCTTCAATCATGGAAAATTCTATGGTTGACAATGTAACTACACCACTAACTCTTCCAGATTACATTGATGGCGAGACAAAAGATTTTGAATTATATTGGGACGATGATGGATCTCCAGTTGCTTTGACCGAAGCAGATGAGAATTTATTCGTTGCTTTAAACGGAGTTATCCAAAGAACCAAACATTCACCAAATGAACCAGCGTTTGATGCATATTATATTGATAAGACTGTAGTACCAAACTTAATCAAGTTTAGTTCTCCTCCTATTTGGGATCAAGATTTGTCTGCCAGAACAATTGGAGAACCAACTCAGGTAGAAAAATTCTTTGCTGTCAATGTTGGAAACCAAAAGAGATATACTATCGACGATGCTAATATTGATGGAGAGACTACAGGACCACATCAAATTGTTAGCGTTGCAGAAGATACTATTCTCAATATTGATGATGAAAGATTCTTAATCGTCATTTTAAATGGTGTAATTCAAAAGCGTGTAACTGCGTATGAAATTGTTGGGTCTACTATTACATTTTCATATCCAATTAGATCTGAAGATGTAGTTGATATTAGACTATTTTATGGTAGAGATATTGAACCAACAGTAACAATCCACAACTTTGATATTAATGGATATCTTTATGACAAAACCGTATCTATGACAGGTGCTTTTGTAGCATCTGACTTCAATAGTTTTGCTGTTACCAACGATTACGCTTTAACAACTTATGAAATCATATACCTATATCAAGAGGATGGATCTGACATTTATCCTATCGGAAAGGTATATGATTGGAAAGTAATTAGTCAGGATCAACTTGAACTAAAAATTTATACAAATAACATAGATTTTGATCCTAATAGAGCAACATACGCAAAGACTTTAGGTGCATCTACATCTTCGACACATTTCTTCGGAAGTCCATTAATAACAATTTCCAGTACAGAAACTCAATTAGTCAAAACTGATAGATCATATTTCAAGAATGATGTGAAGAAATCCAATGATCTTTTGCAGAGAAAAGGATTCTTTAGATTATCACCTGGAGATAAGATTAAAGTAGATGGAGAGTCTTCTTATAGAACTATTAGATCTACTCCAGACAAAGTATCATCAAAAGACTTTAGAGTTAATCACGATGGTGCTAATTCGATCTATGGTTCTTTTGGAATAACCAGATATAACGGAAAGACTTTTGGTGAAGGTCTGAGCATAAAAGCAGAGATTGAAAACGGTTCTGTAAGTAAGTTAATTTGGAATGAAAGACAGGTACGAGAGGAAGTACAAAATATTTCTACTCATACTATTACTGATGCAACATATGACCCAGCAGCTGGTATTTTTGTTGGAACTATTCCAAATCATGGATTCTCAGAGGGTCAATTTGTTAAGTTTGCAAATAATTCTGTTGTCTTTACATGTGCATTAGATGCAAATACTACCCAGCACAGTTATCCAAGACAGGGAATTGATCCTCTTGCAGGGAAGTGGATTGTTATTGATTCTGTTACTACAAACACATTTACAGTAAATGTTGGTATTTCTAGTGATACTAGTGCCCATACATTTGTAACTTCTACTCCAGGTGGACTTTCTAGAGGAACAAACATTCTTTATAGGTTCTACCGACCAACAGCGTATAATTATGAGATTCCACCAAACATAGAGTTTATTCCAAAAAATTCTAACGGTGGTGGTGCTAGAGCAAGGGTTGTTACTTCTAAAGGTGATGTAATTGGTGTAGAACTAGTATCGGGAGGATCTGGATATACAGAGGCTCCAAATGTTGTTGTAACTCGCAAATACAATGTAGTCAAGCAAGACGACATTAAGGTTTCTCTTATTAAATTAAATGTTCAATCAGTTGTAAGTCAATCTCTTACTATTAGTTCGTTTGTATCTGCTATTGAACTTCCACCACCAAATCAGGCATTTATTTCTACTATTATTCTAAGATCTCCATCGTCTTCTTCGGATACAATAGAAACTGAAATTAATCCAGATCCAATTGAAGAAGGTGCTGCTTTCATGCCCGAGGGTTCAACCCAACCAGGAGCAGGAAATATTGTATACATTACACCTGATCCTGTTGAGATTAATGGAGAAGGCGGCGTACTAAGGTTGCAATCAGCAGACAGAGAGGTTTCGAGAATTGTTTCTGTCAGGGCAGAAGATATTGTCACATTTACTGCTCTCACTGCCAATAGGGTGGCAACATCTATCGTTCAAGTAGAAGTTGATAATTCTCGCATTACATCTGCAGGATCATTCACCGCACCAGGAGGATATTTACAAGCACCTCTCAATATTGGAGATACAATTGTTTATATCGGAAATACTGGCAGATTCTCAAGTCATGGTAAGTTACTTGTTGGTACTGAGGTAGTCTACTATCCAAGAAAAGGTGAAGATAGATTTGTAAACATTACACGAGCACAAGATAATACTGTTGAACAAAATTGGGCACCAGGAACATTCATTCGTCAGGTAGAAGATTATGTAAGTGTTGCATTTGGTGGTGTATCTTCGTTCGTAAGTGAAACCAGTGTTAAGAGTGGAGTTGCCGATGGTAGATCAGAAAGACTGACTCAATCTCAGTCTCAAACAATTGTAGCGTCTTCTTCTACAGTAACACTACAGAAGACTCAGATTGTACAAGCAGAAGTTGATGTTATTTCGATATCGAGTGTAACATTTGATAGAAGAAGACAAACAACATCTCAAGGTGATGTAGCAAATACTATCCAAACTGTAACAATAGCAGCAACTGCCGAAATTCAAATTGAAACTGAATCCACCGTACTTGGAAATTCATTAAGAGAAATCGTATTCTTTGCTCCTCCAGGTGGTGTTGTAGATTATTTCCAAGAAACAATTTACTTTACAAATCCTGTTTCAACTAGAAATTCTGGAGATATTACTCTTGTTTCCAGAGAAGTTGTACAGAGAGATGGAACTTCCATTGAAATCAGAAACATTCTAGAGTCTGAAGAAGTTGATTATGTTGGCAACTACACAGTTGGAAACTTGGGCGCAAATATTAAGAGTTGGAATTATGTTTCTAAGGACGAAGGATTGATTCCTTCCAGTGGTATTTCTATTGCAGAATTTGAAAGAATATTTGCAAGTGTCACCATCAATGACTTTGAATTTAGAGGAAACTCCAATTTCACTCTTGCTGGCGATAAGTTCAATCTCGGTATTCCATCATTCAATAATCCAGTTGCAGTTACCACTACAACTGGTGCTACTATCCCAACAACAATCTCTGTTAATAGTACAACTCACTTCCCATCAAGTGGATATTTGTTTACTAGTGCGGGAGCTTTGATTCAATATACTGGAAAAACTTCTACTACATTTACTGGTTGTACATTCGTCAGAGGAACAAACACCATTACCAATGGTGATGAATTGGTATTCTATGTAATCTCCTAAATAACTGCATAAATATAAATAACTCAGGCACAAACCTAAACGTCGGAACAAGAAACCCATGGCTGCTATCATCTCTGATAAATTTAGAATTTTTAATGCGAAACAATTCCTTGAATCGCTTAGTGAAGGCGCATCTGATGCTAGCGCCGACCGTACCAGACTTTACTTCTTCGTAGGTCGCCCACAAGCGTGGCAGGTATATGTAGAGACTTTCTCCACTGCTGGTGGAACTCTGACACCTGGCAACGAACTCTATGCTGGTACTAATTACGGATCTGCAACTTGGAGAGCTACCATTCAGGAAGTATACTCCAACTCAGTTCTCCTAACCAATGTTTTTGGAAGCAGCGGAGTTGCTTCTGCTCCTGCACTTGGAACAACTCTAAAAGAGTATAATGGTGCTGCTGATACTGGAGTTACTGCAAAATCTGGTGTATATCGTTACGCTACAGAAGATGCACCACCACTTCCACTAGACAACCAAACCGAAAAATATGGCGTCTATGATGACATTATTGCTGCTAAGAGAGTAACATCTGCGAATGCTCGCGCTGTTGTTCGCCGCTATAACTGGGATCTAGTTGCTAATCCCAAGTTTGACATGTGGAAACCAGACTATTCTGCTACTCCTGGTGGCGGTGGTCAAGTCGGTAAGCAAACCGCTCTAGGTTTTGATAGTATTTCTGAGGCTAAGTTCTATGTAATGAACTCTTCATACGAAGTCTTCAAGTGCCTTTACAATGGAGAGAATCCAGCAAATCCAACTGGACAAAACGCAACTGTAGAACCAGGAACAGCAGCTGCTGGATATGATGTTGGAACGGGAATCTTTACAGAACCATCTGGTGCTGGTTATATTTGGAAGTATATGTTCACACTTCCTACAGATGATGTTCTGAAGTTCTTGTCTTCAGACTTCATGCCAATCACTCTTCCTGGTGAAACAACCAGAGCAGCAACAGCAGGTATCGCAGTTGCTGGTGCTGTTGATGTTGCTCTAATCGAAGATGCTGGCACAAACTTACCTGCATCACAAACCCTATTCACTTCCATCAAGGGAGATGGAACTGGTGGTGTTCTTGAATTTACAACTACTGCTGGAGGAGCTATTAGTTCTGTATCAGTTGCTGTTCGTGGATCTGGATACACTTACGCGAATGTTCTCCTTGAAAATGGAAACCTTTACAGCGATCAAGGTTTGACTACCCCAGTAACAACCCCAGCTGGACATACTGGTTCAATTGAAGTTGTTCTTCCACCTAAGGGCGGTCATGGTTTTGATGCTGATCTAGAACTCAACGCGAAGCGTGTTATGACGAACATTCGTCTAACCTACGCTGAAGGTTCTGGAGACTTCCCTGTAGATAACGACTTCCGTAGAATTGGTCTTATTACAGATCCATATGACTATGGAACTACTACGGAATCAACTGCTGCAACTCTCAATGGTCTTTTCTCATTGAAGATTACTGGCACAACTGCTGACTACATTGCAGATGAGCAGATTACCCAAGTTCGTGCTGATGGTAATATCGCAAAAGGAACTGTTGTTTCTTGGACCTTAGATAACGGTTCAAGCACAGACGGTATCCTCAAGTATTATCAGTCACCAGATCAACACCTACATAACGGTCAAGTTTATCTGTTTGAAGCAAATGGAACTCCTGACATTGATGGAGCAACTTCTGCTGCAGATGGCAATGTTGATACTACCTTCAACGGTTCTCTAGAAGGTGCTACTCTAGGCAATGGTCTTGGCACCCCTGAGATCGCTAATAATTCTGGCGATATCATCTACATCGAGAACCGTCGTCTCATCACTCGTGCCCCTGACCAAATTGAAGATATCAAACTTGTAATCGAGTTCTGATTTATATTTTACTCCGCTAAATACTAACGACTAGATGTTTGTATTTGGCGGAGTACGATGCCACAGAAGACTAACCTTAATGTTTCTCCTTATTATGAGGACTTTGATGCGAATAAGAATTTCTACAAAATTCTATTCCGTCCTGGTTACTCGATTCAAGGAAGAGAATTAACCCAAGTTCAGTCCATCCTTCAAAACCAGATTGAGAGTTTCGGCAAGAATGCTTTCAAACAGGGTGAGTTGGTTGTTCCTGGAGAAGTTGGTCTTAATAATAGATTAGACTATGTAAAACTGTCTTCCGTTTCCGAAGTTGCGGTAAATGAAGATGGTGTAATAGTATTCAGAAAATATGATATCAGTCAAATCGTCGGAAGACAACTGAGAGGTCTTACTTCTGGCGTAACTGCAAATCTCGTAGCGATTAAAGAATCTACAGAGACTAACGCAGATACATTGTTTGTAAACTATCTTTCTAGTGGTAATGCTGGAAATGAAAATACTTTCAGACAAGGTGAAACTCTAGAAGTTGTGAATGGAGTTAATACTCCTTTGTTAGTAGTTGGAACTGATGGAAGTGTTCTACCAACTACTGTTACTGTAATTGATCCAGATACAAAAGCAGAAACGGTTCTTTCAAGTCCCGCGATGGGATTTGCTTCTGCTGTAAAGGTTGAAGAAGGTGTCTATTTTGTTAATGGATATTTTGTAAGAAATGATGAGGAGTTATTTGTTATTGATCCATATTACAATGCCCCATCAGCAAAAATTGGATTTAGAATTCAAGAAACGATTGTAACTCCAGAAGAAGATGTAACATTATATGATAATGCTATTGGTTCTTCAAATTACTCTGCTCCTGGAGCACACAGACTAAGCATTTCTCTAAATCTGGAAAAGTATGATTTAGATGCTACAACAGATAAAAACTTTATCAAGATTCTTACTGTAAAGAGTGGTGTAATCCAAAAGCAAATTAAAGCAACCGATTATACTGTTTTAGAAAATACTCTTGCAAGAAGAACATATGATGAGTCTGGAGACTATGTTGTTGATCGTTTTGATACTGATGTAAGAGAATACTATCAGAAAGATGGAAACAACGGAATTTATGCTGCTGATAGCGACAATCTAGTAAATGGATTTAGCATTCAGGATGCATCACAAAAGATGGTTGTTAGTGTTGGTCCTGGTAAGGCATATATTAGAGGATATGAAATTGTTAATAAAGAAACCAAGGAAATTGTAATTAACAAAGCTAGGGAAACTGTAAACGCAGAGAACATTACTCTAAAAACCTCAGGTCTTCCAACATATCCAGTTACTAATGTTTATGGTTCTGTTCCTTTTAATGCTGACGGATCAGATCTAACTGCATATCCAGATCTAGAATTGTACAGGACTTATAATGACGGTACGATTGGACAAAATATTTCATTCCTTGGATCTTCAACACAAGATCCATCTAGAACTGGAGTAGAAACAAAATCTACGGTCAATAGAAGAGGAACTTTATATACGGACACACAGGCAATCAAAACGATTACTGTTGATATTACAAAAACTGGTTTAATCGACAAAATTAATACAACAAATGACTTAAGTTTTGATGATTGCTGTGACAGCAATGGAAATGTTCATGTTGTATATACTTATGATGGTGGATCTCCAGCAACATTTAAGACATTTAAACTCATTGGATTTTCAGTAAAATATAGACCAGATATTCTCGCTGCTAAGAGATATGCAGAATTGACTCTTCTTGGAAATAAAGACGAGTTGATTGGTCTCCTTAAAGAGTATGATGAAGTTGATGGAGCATTAACTAGAAAAATTTACTTAGATACAGATACTTCAAATCCATCATTGGATCCAGACCAAGTTCTTGGTTATGTTGTAGATTACAGCGAGCATGTAACTCCACTGATCGGCGTAGCAAAACCAGCAAACTATACATTTAGAGAAACGGGATTTGGTTTTAATCCAGACACAGATGTTGTTGTTTCTAAAGGCAAATTATCTGGTGGTCAGTCTGCATATAATGCTATTTTTGGATTGGGTTACTTCGGTCCTACATTCTACACTAAGATCGTTCTGGATGCCCCTGTAGCTACGGGAGAGTTCACTAAGGGTAAATATATCTTTGGTGTCACTAGTGGTGCTTACGGGGTCATTGAGGGCGCTCAAGGATCGGCATTCTCTACTGCTAATGAGTTGATGGTAACAACTCTTTCTGGTAAGTTTCTTCCTGGCGAAGTAATTAGAGAAGAAGAGGATGCTTTAGGAGGAACAAATTCTGCGAGAATTGCTACAAATAACACAATCTCGCATTTTATTGTTAAGTATAGAAGCAGTGGTGGTTATCAAGCAGGATCTGGTCTCACGATTAACGGTGTGGTATATGACACCTCTAAAGTAGAAGTCAAAACAAATATTGACGGTAAAGTATATGCTGTTGATATTTTAAACAGAGATTTGTTCAAGCAAACATATTCTCAACCACCAACAGTTTTAGTTGATGTTGGTTCTTCATCTGTAACAACATCCGCAAAGATTGAAGCAGTTTTATTCAGAAATACTGTTACCACCTATACACCAGAAGATGTTAAATCTTTTGGTTGCTCTTTTGGTTCAGGTGGAAGTAATAAGTTTACTGCCGACCTTGAAACTTCCAAAGCACCATATGCAAAATTAACTCCAATTACAGATTTTACATTTACTGGAACTGCTGGATATAAGTTCCTTTCATGTAATGGTTTTAATGGCGATACGACTACTTTCTTGAAATCAGGTGATTATATTCAGTTTACTGGAGATGATGGATTTACAGAAAAAGCAATGGTTTTGTATGCGACAAAACCAGAGGGAACTTTAAAGTCAAGAATTTATCTCGATACTGTACTACCATCAGATGTATCTAATAGTTCTGTTGTTAAGGTTGGTTCTGTAATCGAAAACGCCAATAAAGGATCATTGTTGTATCCAACTGGCGGAAGTCAGGTATCCTCAATTTCACAGGGAACTAATGATTCTAAAATTACTTTCTACTACAGAAAAGATTTTATTACAGAGGCATCTGGAAGTGGTGGAAATATAACATTCACCGCACAATTACCATTTGGTACACAAAGATTTTCTGCGTTTAGTCCAGAAAACTTTGTAATGACTGTACTAGATCCTGGTAGTTCTACAAATGTTTCTAGAGGAGATGTAATTTATCTAACAGATACAGATATCATTACATCAAACACAACAGATGTTACTAGTGGTCTTAATGCTGGAAGTGTTCAGGTTTCTCTTCCTGCAGAATTTTTCGGTACATCATCAGAACCATTCCCCAAACTCAAACTCAGTGCGACTCTAGAGTTGAGCAAGGCAAGACCCAGAATCAAGACTTCGGTAAAAAATAAGAGAGTTTTGATTAAGTCTGTTGGTGATAGAATTGTTCCTATTAGAGGTGAAGACTTCGATAGCGAAGATACTTCGGTAGAAACATACTCTGATGTCTACAAATTAAAGTATATCTACGAAGGAACCTCAGCAGCTGCTCCTGTAATTGACAGCGCAGGAAATCTTGTTACTGGCATTGATGTAACCGAAAGATATACTTTTGATAGTGGTCAAAGAGATACATTCTATGATGTTTCCAGAATTGTCCTAAAACCAGGATTTGAAGCTCCTGTTGGGCAATTGGTTGTGGCATTTGATTACTTTGAACATTCTCAAGGAGATTTTTGCACTGTTGATAGTTATCTACATGAAGCAGGTGTAACTCTTGATGAAATTCCAACATTCAACTCTGCTGTATATGGAATTGTATCACTCAAGAATGTATTCGACTTCAGACCTAAGGTAGATTCTACTTCTACAATTACTGGTTTCCAAGATCAATCTTCTAGAGAGATTATTATCAGAAACTTCATCGGAAATGGTGGTGTTGCATCAGTTATTCCAGCACCTGATGATAATATTGAGTTTACATTTAAGTTTACTCAAACAGAATTCTTGAATAGAATTGATGGAATTTATCTGAATAAAAAAGGTGAGTTTGTTCTTAAGGAAGGAAATTCTTCACAGAATCCAACTAAACCAGAACTAATTGATGATGCCATTCCACTCTATTACTATTATATTCCTGCGTTTACTACGAGCAGTAAGGATGTAAGAATTACTCCTGTTGATAATCGTAGATATACGATGAAGGACATCGGTAAACTAGAAAAGAGAATCGAGCGTCTTGAGTATTACACTACACTCAGTATCTTAGAGCAACAAGCTCTTAATATGCAGATTAAGGATACTATTGGTTTAGATAGATTCAAGACAGGTTTTGTTGTAGATAATTTTGAATCTCACAAAATTGGTGAAGTATCCTCCGAGGACTATAGATGTTCTATTGATACTCAACAATCTGTAATGAGAGCACCGAATAAGGAAGACTCACTAAGATTGAAAGAAATTAATACAACGAATGATCAAAGATTTGTCGATGGTTATGTGAGAACTGGAGATATAGTAACTTTACCATATACTGAAATTCAAGTAATTGGTAATGACTTTGCTACTAAGACGATTAATCCAAATCCATTTGTAACTCTTCAGTATGTTGGCGATGGAGCACTTTCTCCAGAAATCGATTCTTGGTATGATCAAACTGTAGAACCACTAATTATTGATAATAATACTGGTCTATATTCAATCTTTATTGCAAAAGATGATGTAACAGAAACTTTCTCAAGTATCTTTAATTCGTTTGTGATTAACTGGGTTGGAACTACTGGTACTTTTGGAACAATCACTTCCCTAGGAACCACCAATACAGATCAATCAATTGCCAAAGTTGCAAGAGCATCTACATCTAGCAGCTCCAATGTAAGTCCAGATAACAATGAAATTGGAAAGGGCATTACAAGCAATTCCGATGATAAGAGTTCTGTTGCAACTTCACTGAAGTTCTATGCAAGATCAGTCCCCGTCAAATTCACAGTCAGACGTCTAAAACCATTTACTAGAGTATATCCATTCCTTGATGGTATTGATATTTCTAGATGGGTAAATCCAGATTCGAGATTCAGTGGTATTGCTGGCAATTCCTTAATCGGATTTAATTCACCTATTACCACAGATGAAAATGGCAATGCCAGTGGTTTAATCTTGATTCCTGCAGGATATCCTCCAATAGAAAATACTACTTGGACAGGAGATGTAAAAACTGTATCATATGATTTCACCCAAACTGTAGTAAGAGTTTCAACAGGAACCAAAACTATTAGATTTACATCCAGTGCCGCCAACGCTGCTAAGGATACTGTAGATACATATACAGATCTCAAGTTTTATGCTACTGGAAAACTACCCCAGAATCCAGCAACTATTACATCAACATCTCCTGCCTTCTTCAAAGCAAATGAAGGTATTCAGAGGATTGATAGCGTTACTGATGTGGAGATCAAACCAAATCCACTTGCACAAACATTTACCATTGACTCTTTCGAGGGTGGTTTGTTTATCACGAGTCTGGAATTGTTCTTCAACACAAAGAGCAGTGATATTCCCATTAGGGCATATATTACAAACACAGAGGCAGAAAAACCAGCGAAGCATATTCTTCCAGGAGCAGAAGCAACAGTTTCTCCAAATACAAAGATTCGTGTCTATACAAACGGAACAACAACCATAAAGATTGGTGAAGCAATTACTGGTGCTGTTTCTGCTTGTAGTGGTCCTCTATTAAAAGTTTTAGATACGACCAACATTGAAGTTTCTGCTTCTGCAGATGGAAATGTGATTCTTTCAAATAATCAGGTATATACTTTAGTCCTGTCAAATCACAATGGTAGAGAGTTTATTCAAAATGAAAATCTAATTATTACTTCTGTAACTGAGTACAACAATGCGAATAATACAAAACTTGCACTCACCATTGCAAAAGACTCTGGAACAGTTTCAGATCTTGTTATTTCTAATACTGGAACTGGATACGAGTCCGCTTTCTTAACATTCGAAAGTCCACAACTTCCAGGAGGAAGTCAAGCAAGTGGTGCAGTTAAAATTTCTAATGGTAAAATTTATAACGCATCCGTTGCTCTAGGTGGATCTGGATACACAGCACCTCCCGCAATTGTTGTGAGAGGAGTCGGTTCTTCTGCATCTGGAGCAGTTATTACGGCGACAATTAATATCGACACACCAGCAGTTAGAATGGGAGTTGCTGTCGATACAGGAGAAGTAACAAATTCAACAACACCTACTAAATTTAAATTCAAGAATCCAGTATATCTTCAGAATGGAGTGACCTATGCACTCGTCATTGAGACTGATTCGATTGAATATAAGTTATGGGCATCGAGATTGGGAGAAACTGAAATTGTCACAAGTTCGCCAGTAACAACTCAACCACTATTGGGTTCTGTGTATAAGGCACAAAATACTAACGCTTGGACAGAAGATCTATTTGAAGATCTCAAGTTTAGATTGCATCGTGCAGAATTTGATATCACCAAAAATGCAAGTCTAAGAATTTCGAATGAAAACTTGGGCATGGAAAGATTGTCTCTGAATCCATTTGAGACAAGCGGAGTTTCCGATCAAAATGCAACATCAGAACTGTTCAAATTAAATAATAGAATTGTAAAAGTTTATCATAAGAACCATGGATTCGAAGATCGTGGAAAGTCTTATGTATTCTTTAGTGGTGCTGATGGAGTTGGTGGTGTATCAAATACACAACTCAATACCACCCTATTCGAAGTTCAGAATTCTGGTATTGATACATACAATATTATTAATGAAACAACCGCAGCATCCAGCATAAAGGGCGGTGGAAGTTTAGTTCTTGCTTCTTTCAATAGAAAGTATGAAAGATTATTCCCACAGGTTAATTATTTGTCATTCAGTGGAACTTCAATTGAGTCCACTGTAAAGACTACAAATATTGTTCCCGTGGATTCTAACACGAATAACTATACATCATATTCTCAAACTTCTTATGAAAAGACTTTCTTAAATGAAATTCAATATTTTACAAATCAAAAAGTAATTGCTTCTAGGATTAATCAGGTATTGAATAACATCAACAGATCTTTAGAATATAAGATTGATTTTAGATCTGATGTATCATACCTATCCCCAGCTATTGATTTGTCATCTGCTTCTGTAATTACATCTACTAATAGAATTGAAAAAGCAACTGGTAGTGAAACGAGATATGGAAGAAGAGATCAGGTATTAAAACTAAAAGAAGTTTATAGTTTTGGTACAGGTGCTCTAACTGGTGGCGACATTGAAATTGGAGATTCTATTGAAGGATCCAATTCCAAAGCAAAAGGTATTGTCGTTGATAGAAAAGAAGTAAGTGGAACACCAGTTGTTATTGTCAGAATCTCTACTGTTAATTCTTTTGTTAAAGGAGATACGCTATCGATTTCTGGTGAAACTATCACACCTTCGATTATTACAGATCCAGTGAAGATTTCGTTTGGTGGAACTGAAGGTCCTGCCATTATTGCAAATGGTGCGACAGTTGTTGCTAGAGATGTCTCGTTGCAAAATTCATTTGATGCCAAGATCGAAGGTAGAGTTACATTCTTTGATATTAAGAATCAAATAATTACTGTGAAAAACGACAAGAAACCTTATGGAAGCACCACATTCACACAATCTATCAGCGAAGCTTCTATAGCAGAACCAGAGGTTGCAAGAAGTATTACTTCACAAAACCCTGGAGTTGAAGATATCTTCCGCGTAGGAGATATTATTAAGTATACTGGTCAAGATGAAGATGAAAAAGCATATTGGGAAGTTAAGGAATTAAGTTATACGGATGGTATTGATTATTCTCCAGAAAATAACTTCCTGAATAGTTCGAGCGTTGCTAAGTATGTGACCAAGGAGATTTCTATTGGAAATCCTGGAACTTCCATTAATGTCAAGTTAACAGCAAACATTAAAGACATTTCCGATATTCAAGTTCTCTTTAGATATAAAGAGTCTTCAAGTCAGGAGTCATTTGATGTTATCGAATATCAATACTTCAATGGGACTGGTCTTCCAGATGTTCCTACTGTTGCAACTGCAGATAATACCATTTCCAGTGTTGTTGAGAAGCAAGAGTCATATCAAGAATTAGAATATAGTGTCTCGGATTTACCAGAATTTTCTTCCTTCGGAATTAAGATTGTAATGAAATCTGATAATCCTGCATATGTTCCCAAAATTCAAGATATGAGAGCAGTAGCATCTTATTAATTTCCGCATATGGGTTATATTAAAGTAGCGGGGCACGACAATCTCGTAAGGGATGAAAACACAGGTGCCATCATCATTCAGGACAATTCTGCCATAGAAGGCAGAAGGAAATCTAAGCAGTTGAGTTCCGCGTTGGATGACATAAATACATTGAAGAATGAAGTCTCTGAGATCAAATCCCTACTGCGAGAGTTAATAAAAAATGCCAGCAATTAATGTAGCACGCACAGATACCTTTGAGCAGCAAAGGGTCAAAATTAACCAGATTGGAACGGCGTTATTTAACGTTACTTCTGGCGGTAGCGATCTTGCTACTGGTAATTTAAAAATTGGTGATGGATCACTGTCTGTTCCATCATTGGCATTCGACAACGACCAATCTCTCGGTTTTTATAGAGCAGATACTGGTGTTATTGGATATGTTTCCGCTGGGAAACTTTTATATCAAACATCAGAAACTGGATTTTTAAGTTATAGAAATTTTACATTTAGAAAAACCGAAATCAATGATTCTGGTATTGGTGTAACAAATGTTGGATCTAATTATGATCCAGGAACATATACAAATATTCCCGTTATTGGTGGAACTGGTTCTAATGCAACGATTGATATTGTCGTTGGGGATTTTACAGGAACAGAATCTTCTGGAGCAAACTATACACCAGGATCATTTTTCAGCATACCAGTTGTTGGTGGAAATACGGCAACGAGAAGTTTAGCAGATTTTGAAGTTGAACCTATTGTTGTAGATATCACCAATGCTGGCAGTGGATATACTGATGGTGTTTATACTGGAGTATCATTATTAAACGGATCTGGAACTGGTGCCGTTGCTGATGTCACCATTTCTGGAGGAGTAGCTTACGCTGGAAATATTACTGGCGGATCTGGATATACAGATGGAAATTATACACAATCTTTAAGAAACGAAGCGAAACAAACATATGTTGTTACAGTAACTGGTTCTCCAGGATCATATGCATTTGTTTTAGATGGCAACACCCAACCAACTTTAAACTGGGAAGCAGCCAGCACTTATAGATTTGATGTATCGGATTCATCCAATACTGGACATGTAATTTTCCTACAAGGACCTGGACAAGTATCAACACCACCAAATGGATTGACCTTAACTGCGTTTGGAACTCCTGGTCAACAAGGAGCATATGTTGATGTAGTTGTAGAAAATGGTTATTCCTTATCAGGAGCTTCATACAACTGTGTTAATCATTCCGCCGATCAGATGGGTGGAGATATCAATTTTACAACAGGAACTCCTGGTGTATATGGAAGTGGTGCAGTAGCAGATTTAACCGTTAGTGGCGGTGCTTTAACAACCGTAACTTTTGTAACTACAGGAACAGATTACAAAGTTGGGGATATTTTAGAAGTGCCACCATTTACAATTGGTGCTGGCACTGGAGCAGAATTTGAAATTACTGCTGTTAACCCAGCAGGTATTGTAACAGCTGTTACTATTACAAATTCTGGTCAAGATTATGTAATAAATGATATACTTTCAATAAATTCCGCAGATGTTGGAGGCACTGGAAGTAACGCACAATTAACTATAACTTCCGAACCAGGAATTGTTAAGAATTTTTCATTCGTTTCATCTGCTACCGATTATCTCGCTGGTGATGTAATTACTTTCCCAGTAGAACAAACTGGAGTTTCCGCGACTCTCGTTGGTGAGGATCTTGGTAGTACAGTACCAGAATTGACTTTCACTGTTGCAGATGTATCAAATATCGTTGCTGGATCTACTGTAGTAGTAACTGGAGGAACAGGAGTTCTTGGCGCAGGAACAACTTTAGTTCAAGGTATTGATTATGATGCCAATACAGTAACAATCGACAATAATCCAGCAACATCTGGTCCAGTTACACTAACTTTCTCACCTCCATATGGAAATGCAACCACTCCTTTTACATACACAATTTCTGCTGTAGGTCCTGTAGATTCTGTTACTGTAAGTAACGGTGGTGTTGGTTATTTTGATGGAGACTCTTTATCAGTTGTTGCGACTGACTTGGTTCAACCAATAACTTACTTTGTTGTTGCTCTAAATCTTCAGGAATTAACACTTGGTCCCACAGCAGTACCAGCAGGAACTTTCTCAGCAAATCAATCGATCACATTAAGAGACGGAACTCCCACAGCAACATCTCTATCATCTTCCACATCATTAACACCAAATTCTGTTGGTCCACTAGCAACCACACTGACTACAACAACAAATCAAATTGTTTTATCTAGCACCAGTGGAATTTCTGCTGGATATATTGTAACTTCCACTGGAACTGGTGTAATTGGACCAAATGTTGTCGTAGCGAGTGTTGATAGTGGAACACAAGTAACTTTATCAGCGAATCCAATTGCATCTGGTGCAGCGGATCTTACATTTACTGAAGATATTTCAGCAACATACACTTCTGTTCAAACAACTACTAATAGCGCAAATGGTTCTGGAGAAACATTAACTATTCAACGAGGATCTGATGGATCTGTAAGTAGTGTTGTTTCTGATCAGGTTGGATATTTTTACAGTGTTGGAGATACTATAACTGTATCTGGAGCACTAGTTGGCGGTGCAACTCCAGCTGATGACATTACAGTTGTTGTAGATGCAGTAACTGATTTAACTCCATCGGTAGTTAGAGAGGTTAATGAATCTGGTGGATTTACAACATCAATCTTAGTTGATGAGCAAGGATACTTTGATGGTTCTATTTTTGTTGTTGAAGGAACCAATTCTCCAGCATATACAGCAGTAACTGCTTATTCTACCAGAGATGGTTATACAATTAAGACTGGAAGTGGTGCGGTCTATACTCCAGACATAACATTGTATGAAGGAAACACATATACATTTGATGTTTCTGATGCTTCTATGTCAGGACAAGACTTTAGTCTATCAGAGTTTCCTGGAGGTATTTGGGGCAATGGATACATAGAAAATATCGCATCTACTGTTACCGCCTCATCAACTACTATTGGTGTTTCCGATAGTACAGGAATTATTCCTGGAATGCTTGTTAATTTTGTAAGTGGAACTGGACAACTGCAATCAGAAACAAAAGTTGTTTCTATTCAAGATATAAACAATGTAATTGTTGATAAAGCACCAATAACAACTGGAACTCCAATTTTAGAGTTTAGGGGATATGCGTATGAAGAGGGCGTTACCGAAGACGCGAGTACGCTTACAATTAAAGTTTTAAACACAACCCCAACATTATACTATTACTCAAATAATTCAGATCCATCATATGCTAATGCTGGCGGATCTCCTGGATCCGAAGCAACAATAACGAATGATCCAAATAACCCAAAGGTATTTGGATCTGGATTTACACTAGATGTAATTACAGTTGGTTCTATTGATATTATTAAAAATGACATTGCAAGTGGTCAACTTGATGCATCAACAGTTGTCGCTACAACAGGTCTATTTGACAACATAACAGCATCTCAAAATGTAAACAGCAGTGCTGTTAATACTACTACTCTGGCAGCAACTATTTTCAACACTGGTTCTGGATTATCAGTTTCTGGTGGAACGATTTCAATTTCAGGTCCCAATGTTAATATTGGAAGTGGTATAACCGTAGAAAATTTAACTGGAAATATTACATCATCTGGCGTTATCAAGAGCACTCAGGAATTCAATTCCAATAATAAATTAACTATTACCGAGAGTACCATTTCAACTCTTGGTGCTAATGACATCATTTTACAACCAGCTGCTAATAGAATTGCGAAAACAACTGGTACTACAGCATTTGTAATTCCTTCTGGTGATACAAGTCAGAGACCATCTCTCCCGATCGCACAAGACGGCGCTATTAGATTTAATACTCAAACAAACCAATATGAAGGTTACAGTTCATCTTCAGCGTCTTGGTCTTCTTTGGGTGGGGTTCGTGACTTAGATGGCAATACTTACATCTCAGCAGAAGCAACAGTCGGTGCTAATGATAACACACTATATTTTTATAATGATAACCAAAATACTCTTAGAGTTACAACAACATACTTAGATTTCTATAGCACTAAAAAAATCAGATCAAGCAACATTTCAGCACCTAGCAACAGTCTTTGGACTGCCAATAAGGTTGTTGCTCTAGGCGATTTTATTAGATATAAGAGAAATATTTATGAGGTAACTGCTGTACCATTAGCACCAACAACTCCAACATTAGGTGGCACTGGAGCACAACCAACACATACCACGGGCACTGCTTCAAATGGTAATGTAGAACTTACTTTCTCAGTGACTGCAGTTTCTGATTTGACATTTGAAGAGTGTTCTGAAGTTAGAATTGGACCAACTGATATTACCCCACTGGTAATTAACCAGAAGTTGAGATTTTCTCAAAACATTATATCAACAGATACAGATGATCTTATTTTACAACCAAACTCTGGTCAAAATGCTGTAGTTCAAGCAGCTACTGCTTTGGTCATCCCAGTTGGTGATATAAACCAAAGAGCTCCAATTGCCAGTGCTATTACTGGATCTATTAGATTTAATACCACAGATACTCAGTTTGAAGGATTCGATGGTTCTCAATGGGGATCTCTTGGAGGAGTCAAAGATGCAGATCAGGATACTCTGATCAAAGCAGAAACTGCTCCTGGTTCGGATGAAGATACTCTGTATTTTGTAAATGCAAATGTAGAGACTGTAAAACTCACAGTAAATGGATTAGAGTTTTCTGGTATTGATACAATCAATGTCACAAGTGCAGTTCCTGGGGCACAAGTTTTAGCAATTAATGCAGATACAATCACTCTGGACAATAATGCAACAACGATTGACAACACCGATTCTACAAGATCATTCCTCTTCGCATCAAAACAATATCTAGATCTTGGTGTTTCTTCTGGAATTTATAATGACCCTGTTTTGAGACTAGACGATCAGGGAGATGTTTTCCTAAATACTGGTTTTGGAACTGGTGTTTATAACGGGGTCAAGATTTTTGACAGTGATCTTAAAGAGTTTGAATTAGCAGACTATAAGATTGCAACTGGTGATCTAACCTTTATCAAAGGAACTATCGATCAGGGATCCATAGTTCTTTACGATCCAATTACTGCTATTGGTTGTAAAGTGACTGTAGCGGCATTAAATACTACAACAGGTGACAAAGAGTTGGTTGAGTATACCGTTATTGATAACGGTACAGATATTTCATTCACAGACTTTGGTAATGTAAAGACTGGCGCTGATCTGTTTAATACAGTATTTGATTTTAATGCTAGCAACAATGTGAGGGCAACGCTCAGCACAGCATCTGGATTAGCAAGTGGAAATAATATTATTATCAGTATCACCGTAAACGTCTATAAGAGATAAAAATGACATCACTCAAACAAAATTTTGACTCTGTTGGGGGATTTTCTGTAGCAGATAAGACTATTGTAAATGAATTATTTGACATTAAGAATGTCAATTCATTAGAAGTCAAAAATAACTTCTATGGAGATAGTAAAACATCTCAATACATTTTAAGAGGACTGAATACAGGTATCCTTCAACTCGATGATGTTGGCACGCAAATTCCAATAGATAGTAGTACCGTAAGTTTTATAACTGGACATATATTAGGGGTAAATCCTGTAGGCAAGGTTTATAGCGCAAAGATAGAAACCACATTCTTTTGCAACGGGGTTGGGACAACAACCGTTTTGTCAAGTATGACTACGATTATCAAAGATGATATTCCAGATGGCGAAACCTGGCAGATTTCTCCTTTTGGTGGAACCAATCAATTTAGCTACAGTACAATTCGTGCTGGTACAACTTTGAACATAAAATGGTTTGTATCAACGCAAGTTGTCAGTATCGAATGGGCTTGATGCTAAATATAAGATAGGAAAAAAGTCAAGGAAACGGAAGCACCATGAGTTTTAATATTAATTCCGACAAAGAGCAAATTAGAGGTTTAAACCCTAAACTCATCGGTGATAATGAATTAACAATCAGAGGTGGAACTGGTTCAAACCAAAGAGAAATTCTTAGAACAGAACTAGATGCAAACACGCAATTGCCACGTGTTGGTATTAACAGAACTGGACAAAGAATTAATAATATTGATGTGGATACTGGAGGTACTGGTTATACTTCCGCTCCCACAGTTACAATTGATGCGCCACCTCCAGGTGGCGTTCAAGCTCAAGCATCCGCTTTTTTCTTTAATGGTAGAGTAACGTCTATCGCAATTAATAATCCTGGAAGCGGGTATACTACTGCTCCTGGCGTCACAATCACTGGAGGTGATGGACAGGGTGCCAGCGCAACCGCATTCCTAGACACAGTAGATTATGAACTTGACATTAACGGTGCTATTAGAACTTCCACTTCTATCATTTCTGATACTGCAAGAATTCTAAACCTTGATATTGATAACTTCATTACTCCAAATGCTGCTTTCAGAGCTCCAAATCTAAAGACATTTATGAATAATACTGGTACTCCTTGGAGTGCTGGAGTTATTATTCAAAAAGACGACTACAGATATTTTGGTAATAATGTTTATCAGGCATTAAATACTGGGCAAACTGGAACCTTAGCTCCAGAACATCTTGATGGCATTGAACTAAACGGCGAAGTTCAACTAAAGCACATTGGTTATCGTGTAATTGATTCTAATAGTTATAAGTACAACGAGACTGGTGAATCAGGAGAATTTCCGCGTTCTATCACACCTCTACTTGGTGATAGATCCGATAAGATTGCTACTACTGAGTATGTTCTAAACCTAGCAACCAATGATGTCGGTGGTAGAATTTATGTTTCTTCCCAAATTGGTTCAGACCAAAACGATGGTCGCTCTGCTGTAAACCCTGTTCGTACTATTAAGAAAGCGGCACAGTTGGCATGGGCAACTCCTGGTGTAAAAGAAACTCTGATTGTTTCTGGTGGAGACTATGTAGAAGATAACCCAATCTCTCTACCACCAGATGCATCGGTTGTTGGTGATAACCTTCGTCTTGTAATCATCAGACCTGCTAACCCTAAGAAACATATCTTTAAGTTTGGTGATAAGAACTATGTAACTGGTGTTACATATAGAGACCAAATTGACTCTAATGGAGATCCCGTTGCTACATGGGACTTCGCAATGGTATTTGATGATAAGCAAAGAATTATCATCGACAACGAAGTAAACGGAGATTTTGGTGTTGACTTCCCAATCGGTCATCAAGTTTTTGGTCCCGATGAGTTTAGAGTTTCCTTCCAACAAAATACAGGACTATCTGGACTTGTACAAGGACTACTCGTAAAAGGTCTAAACACTGGTGCGAGAGCAAGGATTAATGCGGTCTCATTTGAAACAACTACTGGTGCCGATGCGTATATTGATGGTACAGTTGATGTTAGATTGCTTAGTGGTTCTTTCTTAGAAGGTGAGCAATTTGAATATCTAACTTCTGCGTCAACTACTGCAACATCTTATCCAACCCTTTTAACCGCAACTGTAACAGATGGTGCTAACACACTTCTGTTTACAAGCGATCCAGCTACAGAATTGTCTGCTGGTAACTATGTTAGATTGCAAGCATCTTCAGCAACCGCTAGTGGTCAAACAATATCTGGAGATTATGAGATTGTTTCTATTGGAACATCGTCTCCATATGAGGTAGTATTTGCACCAATTCTCTCAACAACTGGATGGGTTGGATCTGGAGAAAGCGTAACAATTACAAGTGCGGATCAGATTGTTGTAAACGCAGAAACTTTCGATTCAAGTGAGATTCTTTCAATTAGAGCAGAAGGTGAGGTTGTTTCTGTAGATGAAGATATTACAACAACATTACCAATTTCTAGAATTGACTTCTCACTACAAGGAGATCCATCCATTGCAACAGGTGGATTCCAAAGTGGACAGTTTGGAGATGCAGAAGATCTTGGTGGTATTGTTTTTTATACAAGTGCTCTCATTGGAAGACAAAATACACACGATTTTAAAGAAGGTCAAGAAATTTTAATCGAAGGTCTTCCTACCGCTGGACCAGATCTTTCAGCACTGAACGGAAAGCAAAGAATTTACAAAGTTATAGAAGACGCTGACGGTCGCTCTAGAAGATTTGTTATTCCTAAGAAATTTCCTGGCACAACAGATTCAAATTTCCAACCAGGGTCTCAAGCGACTGTAAAGTCATTCTCAAAGTCGATCACACTTTCTCTACTAAACTCACCAAACACATTCCCTATTGCAACTCCTGTAGATAGAAGATTTCAGGACGCTTGCACTTTCCTTCGCAATAACAGAGAGTTTATTGCTGATGAAGTTGTAGGAAGAATTAACGACGAGTTTAAAACTGATCACTATTCTGTGTTTGATGTTGGTGGTCAAGCATCTGCACAATTTACACCTACAAATGTAACTTATGATCCTGCTACTGGAGAAACAGTATTTACTGTAAATAACCACGGATTGTCAATTGGTGATGGTATAAGAATTGCCGATCAGTCTATCGTATTTACATGTACGATGGATGGCAATAAGACTGAGCACGCACTTCCAGATACCGATCAGTATGCTAGTGGAAAGTCTCTTCCAATTACTTCAACTACAACAAATACATTCACTGTAAATGTTGGTGCATCGGGTCCTGATCAAGTATTCACTCCTTCTGGTGCTACTTACGATCCTGCATCTGGAAACTTGGTGCTGACTATTGGATCTCACACATTGGATGTTGGAGAGGGCATCGTAATCGACGATAACTCGTTGAGTTTTACCTGCACGATGGACAACAATCAGTCCGTCAAGAGTTATCCTCGTCCTGGCATCGATCCATATGCTGGCAGATCAATTCCTATCACAGCGACTACTGCAACAACAATTACCGTTAATGTTGGTGCTTCTGGTCCCGATAAACAATTTACACCATCAAACGCTACTTACGATCCAGTAACAGGAGATCTGACCGTTACAGTTGGTCAGCATGGATTGGGTGTTGGTCGTAGTGTTATTCTCTTAGATAACTCATTCACCTTTACATGTGCTCTCGATGGTAATGCTACCCAGCATACATATCCACGCCCTGGATCTGATCCATATGCAGGTCAGCAGTCGATTGAAATCACTTCTGTTGGATCTACTCAACACACAGCAACAGACGCTCCATATAATGCTGCAACTGGTGTAGTAACACTAACTGTTGCAAATCACGGATTCTCGAATGGAGATTATGTAAAGATTGCAGATGGATCTCTTACATATACTTGTGATCTAGATGGCAATGTTTCTCAAAAGTCATACCCACGCGCTGGATATGATTATCCAAGTGGTCGCTGGTTAGAAATGTCTAATGTAACCACGAATACTTTTGATATCAATGTGGGATCGTCTTCTTACACTGGAACACATACATTTGTAAGTGCTTCAGCAAATGGTATTGATCGTCAGGATGGCACATTTACCATTAATGTCGGAACATCTTCAGATACTTCAGCACATACTTTTGTAAGTGCATCTGCAAATGCAATTCAACATTTACCACAGTCAATACATAACTTTGTTGGATCTACTAGTGGAGCAGTTAAGCATCTTCCACAATCAACGCATACATTTGTAAGATCAGATGCTAATTCAATATCTGTTGGTGGTTCAAGTTTCTCTATCTATCTTGGAACTCTTGACCATGTAAACACTTATGTTAGTGGAGGAACGGCAACATACGCTGGAGTCACAGCAAATGTAACTAACTTCACATATGATACTGCTGTTACTGGAGTCGCTGTTGTTACTACTGATGTAGCACTTCCTGGATTGGCAGAAGATAATTTTGTTAGACTTGCCGACCTACTAATCTCGTGCGATGCTGGTCAAAAGATCTATCCATCATATAGTTCTCCAACTGTAACTAATACAGGAACAAATGGAGATACTCAATGTCGCCAGGATATCACACACTTCATTAATGCTATTGTAAGAGACCTTGAGTTTGGAACAAACTATAATGTAATTGACGCAGCTGGTAAGTATATCGTTGATGGCAAAATTGCATACATTGAAGACGAAATTATTCAAATAACTCGTGCAATTGAATACGCAAGAGAATTGGCAGCATATTGTGTTAGGAACTGGAGAACTGGATTAGGAACTCCTGGAGAACCACTTTACACACCAAGATACTCAACAATAGCAAGATATTTTGATGATACTGTTATCACATCAACCGCTGGAAGTCCTGCTTGTGCCGATGTTGTAGCAGCAATTGACACTCTTTCTTTCTTGTGGACAGATATTATAACCAATAATGCATCTGGAACTTATCTAGATGCTGCATATTTAATCGCAAGAAACAAGGATGTAATCGCAGATCAAGCATATCAAGATACCAAAGTATTGTATCCTTCACTAGGTCTTTCAGATATCAATGAAAGAAAGTGTCGTAGAGACATCAAGTATCTTCTCGATGGTCTGATTAGAGACTTGGTTCTTGGAGGAAATCATGGTGTTGTTTCAAATGCAGAGACATATTTCACTGGAAATGCATTAACTGGAATTCCAGAAGCACAAAGAGATGAAACTATCTATGCTTTCCAACGCACCAGAGATCTTGCCATTCAAGCAATGCGTAACTGGACAGATGGAAATGCCATTGGAGTTACTCCAACATCTGCCACTTACAATTCAACATCTGGTCAAGTAACTGTTACTATTCCAGATCCAGCAACTCCAGTAACAACTTCCGACAGAATCGCTTTTGCTGAAGATGCATTAACATTTAATTGTGCATCTAATGGCGGAGGAAACCTAGCAAGTCCTGGAAGATTCGACTCGAATTTCGGTCAGAGTTATGAAATTACTAATGTAGTTTCATCTGGTGGAAATACAACAATCACTACAACTGTTCCAGATGCAGGAACTGCTGCTGGTGTCTCACATTCCTTTGTAAGTGCTAAGTCTGGTGCGACAATTCTCATTTACGACCCAGTAACTACAACTTCAGAAGTTCCAAGATTTGAAGATTGGAATATCCTTCTATATACACCTCTTCCTCTATGCTCAAATGTAGAGTCGTCCATCACCACTGCGTTGGATCTGCATGAGGATATCTTAGATGGTACTATTCTTCCTGGTGCTACATCACAAACATATGGAACGCTATACGACACTATTACTTTAAGAAGCGAAGCTGATAGCGTTATTTACGATTTCAATAATGTCAAGGTAACTGTTCGTGCGGACTATGATGATTATCCAATCATTGAAGCATCCCCATATACACAAAATGCCTCTGTTATCTCATTCCTGGGCGGTGGTGGTGCCCTTATCGATGGTTCTAAGGTCAAGCAACCTAACTGTCCTTTCCCTGGTCTAGAACTCGACGGTACAGCGTCCTTCCCAAATCAAGGTAAGTCGATGGTTGCTGCGGCATTCACTATCATCTCCTTTGGTGGAACAGGATATAAGGTTATTAATGATGGATATACTCAGTTAGTTTCTGTCTTCGTTATCTTCTGTCAAGATGGTGTTCTATGCGAAACTGGTGGTTATGCATCTATTACAAACTCTGCTACAAACTTTGGTACATATGCTCTGAGAGCAACTGGTTTTAGAGATGAAGCATATATCTTTGATGCTGGTACTGGAAGTCCAGCTGCTGGAACTTATACAAGAGCGACAGTTTCTCAGGTAACATCGACTCCTACAGGAAGAACAAAACTAAGAATTACCAATTTGGGAAGAGAACCACTTGAGCACTATATTATTAAATTTGATAATTTCAGAAACACAAATCAAGACATTGAATATTTCATTGATGTTGTAGAGGAAGTTACAGTAGGTCCTCCTTTCAGTGCTCTCCTAACTCTAGATGATGGCACTGGTCAACCAATGGATCTAACTGATATATCCACTGGTCAAGCAGTTGCAACCAGTGTACTGTTAGGCGAAGAAATTGCTCTACACAGACCTTCGATTGTAAACTCCTCATCACACACTTGGGAATTTGCTGGATCTGGTAATGATTACAATGCTCTACCAGAGAATGGTGGCGTTAAGACCGAATCAAATGAACAAGTATCCGAAGAATATGGTCGTGTTTATGTTTCTGGAACTGATGAACTCGGTGACTTCAAGGTTGGTACATTTGCTAGAATCGAAAACAGAACAGGTGCTATTACCTTTACTGGTACAGTTACCATTTCGGAAGTTGAATTCCTCAAACTGAAAGGTGGAGATGTT